TGCGCAGGTCCGACTCACTTACCGGCTCATTTTTGAAGTTCTTGCCCAGCTCGAAGCGGGCATTGTTGAATGCATCTTCGATTACGTGGCTCGTAACCCACCCTGCTGGAAGCGCTCTCAGTTCGCCGTATGTCATTGTGTTTCTCCTAGTGAGGCTGGTTGCCTCTGTTGATCTGTAATGAGTATCGGCCAATAATCAAAATAAGTAAAGCGAAAAGTGGAGAAAAGTGGAGAATGATTGCAAATAGTGGAGAATTAGCGCATTACATGATGCTCCACATCGCACCAATCAGAGATTTGCACAAGATATTCACAAGTGCAATCGTGCTAATCCTCGCGCTCTACCTGATACCACACAGGCACCACTACCAGATACAGATTTCCGCCCATTTCCGCGCTTACAGTGATTTACAGAGAGATTCGCTCAATCTAATAAGGTTGCGATTGATTCGTTGGGGTTTGTAATCGATCAAAGAGCAATTTGCATGCGATTGCTGGGCTAATGTCTTACATAATCCTCGCCATTGTCTTACATATCTGATAGGTTTGTCTTACATCTTTGGAGGGTTTGTCTTACATGGCTATTGATACTGTGTCTTACACGATGCGAGTCCCTGTTGATCTCAAGCGGCAACTGGAGTTTGCGGCTAAGAGCGTCGGCGTGAGCGTGGCGAGCTTGATTGTGGATGCTTGCTGGCGTCATCTTGAGCGCGGCGAGGATTCTGATACGTTGGCGATACTTCGCTCTAATGAGGGTAGTCGCCCTCTCTGTTTGTGTGATTATGAGGATTGGTTTATTGTGCAGGCGGTGCGTCGGAGCGAGCGCAATACTATAGATGGGAGTGCAAGTAAGGCGGTCGCCGTGCTTGATACCCGATCTGAGCCTGGTCCGTTATCACCTCTGGCTGTTGTGGTGCCTCCGGTGACGTACAACATGGATGCTCTGCGAGCGATTGCTGCTGGCAAGATAGGCAAGGGAGTGGTCGAGTCTACGATTAATCCCTGCGCACTAGGCATACAGGATGCACTCGCAATAGGTATCGATCCCTGCGTACCGGGTACCGATGATGCTGCATCTGCTATGTGTATCAATAATGGCCGGATCACGCGAGATGCGTATGGCGTGTCGAGCGCACTATCTGATGTACCTGATCCGTGCTCACACGTCGAGTTCTGCGAGGATGATGGCGAGAGCTACCACTGCGCACTGATTGATGGCCACAAGGGCAAGTGCAAGCGAGGGGAGATGATATAAGCATATATCCGCAGAAACCCGTATGGGGAAAAACTGAAGATGGCACCCGTTATATCGCGTCTAAGGGGATGTATTGCTGTGAGTGCGGGTTTCCCGCCGATGATAGTCCGCACTATATTCATCGTGGCCTATGCAGGCAATGCGGAACAATCCCAATGTGTAGTATCGATGAGCGAATCGAACATGCTGGGTACATAGCAGCTTCAGCCCTGCAAGAGATGGCTTTGGTAAGATCAATCAAGCAGATGGCGGCTGCTCGATCGGCTCTACCATATTACCCATCCCCTCAAGTTATTGATTCCATACTCCCCAAACCCATAGGGTACCAGAGCAGCAATGCCCGAGCCGGCCATCCGCAGGAAGGGTTCAGCCTCATCTACTCTGACAACGTCCATCCATAAAATATCCTCTTGACATGAGTTAGCAACTTTGCTACAACAGATTAGGAGATTTTACATGGATGATCGGGAGTTCTGGGCGCAGGTGTACTTGGAGTGCGTTAGGCAAGGAGTATCGAGTGGGTCGGCTAGTAAACAAGCTGACGATGCCTTGGATGCACGAAACAGGAAAATTGTTCCGAAGTTTTCCGTGTGAAGGGATGAGATATGGAGCGGATCCTACAATATGGATTTCGGCGTTCTCAGTGTGGTAGGTGGTTTGAGGATTCTGCTGGGGTGCGTGTGTGGGATGGATTTGTTTTGCGGATGCGTAGATCAGTTGGTATAGCATCCTCCTGTTAATCAACTGGTCGCAGGTTCGATTCCTGCCGAATCCACCAAAAAGGAGAAGTGATGTCATTCTTTCGTATTGTGCTTGCAAGGCAGGGTGAGCCTACTGTTGAACTTGGGACTGTTCCGGCGATTGAGAATGTTACCGAGTGGTTCGATGGGGCATTTGTTTCGGGGTTGCTTCCTAATCCCCCAAAATATACGGATGAGATTCAGGTATTTGAGGTTGATGGAGATAAGCAGACGATGAAGTTTGTTTGGCGATTGAGTTGGATGCAGTTCGAGGCGAGGATGATCGTATGATCCGAACGGCTACTGAAACATTAATGTCTGCAATGACTGAGTTTGGGCAGACTGAACCAAGAGATTGCATTGTGATATGGACTAACGAAGCAGGAGATATTTGTTGGTCGAGTAGCACTGACTCGCAACTAATCAAGATCGGGATGGTTGAGATGTTGCGAACGATTTTGAAGAAGAGAGTTGACTATTGATGATTGATCCCGAGATTCTAATCAACTTGCCGTCTCAGTCTGATGTAGACAAGAACGACAATCGGAATGCAGTAAGGGCGGCGTTTCAGGTGAAGCGTCAGTGCCGGTTGCGTGTGAATGTTGGGGTTTATGGTCCGGGTACTCCTGAGTCACCAAAGGCTAAGTATTACTGGTTTCTTGGGTATAGCCCAACGATTGTGTGCAAGACGCCTGCTGCGGTCGATCATGTGATGCGCAAGATCCAGGAGTTGATGATTGAGATGAATGGTTGGACATCGGAGGTACCTGATGCGAAGTGAGTACCACATTTCAGAAGAGTTTCAGCAGCAGAAGGCCGAGGGTAAGCGTCGTCAGAGAGCATACGAGGGAATTGACTTGGCTGTTCTGAATGAGAAGGGTGGATGTGTTGGCACCCACAAAATGACGGGTGGAGGGTTGCCAATGGCAGATGCTTTGAAGGTGGCATCCGAGGATCAAGAGTTCAAGATTTGGGAGCATGATAACAAGGGTTTGAAATCGGAGTTGCGGGACTTGGTTCGAGATGCAGAATTGTTTGAGAAATCAGAAGGGGTGAAATTTGAGTGATCCGTACAAACTTCCAATTTCAAATTGGCCCGGTTTTAGATATATCGAAAGTTTTGACAATGGTACTAGAACTTCTACCATATCTTGGACATCCAAAAATGGTATGCAAAGAAATTTTATAACTTCAGTATGGTTTTATGGCAGTAAAACAGAAGTTTCTTGTAAATTTGGGGTTCCAGAGGTTTCCAATGTCTAATTCAATTCCAATTCAGTTAGCACCAATGCTTGCAGTCTATGAGGATGATGGAGAGTTCACCTTACGAGTGTCAGACTCTTCTCTGGCTAAATCTGTGTCGGCAAATGTAATCAAGGCAATCGGAGAGACTGCGGGAGCGCGTAAGCTGATTCTCGTCACTCCAACCGACACGAAGGTATTTAAGTTCGGCGACAAGAAACCCTCGATTGATAATAAAGTTGTGCAGATGGAACCAAAGAAAGTACCTGTACATCAGATTCAAGACCCATCTGCTCCCCCATCTCCTGAAATTGAAGAGTACGAACGAGAGGCAGCAGAGGCGACGCAATTACAGCGTGAACTTGAGAAAGACAACGCTACACCAGTTGAGTTCCCCAAAGATGATGAACCAGTTGAGCAAGTAGCTCCCAAGACTCGCAAGCGTACTCCAAGGCCACAGAATCTCCCTACAGGATGCGGAAGGTGCGGTGGTCAGGGAATCATTGCAGGTGGCGGTACATGTCCTGTATGCAGAGGACAAGGGGCTGTAAGCCATTACAAGTAGGGTGAAATGTACAAGCATATTCCAAGACCAGACAACAGAAAGGTTCGCCTCGTAGCAAAAGGGGGCTTCAGAATTTATAGCAAGGAACAACTTTCTCAGACAATAAATGCACAGTATAAAAGAAGATTTAGAGAGAGGTTGGAGAAACTGATTGATTGCCGCATCTGTGTTCGGTGCAAGTACGCTTTCATCTCTAAGAAAGGAATCAACATCTGTTCTGTTTGCTATGAGGATGCTCGAAAGGAATATCAGAAGTATTTCATGCCGGAGTACACCCCAGTTGTTTCCAAGTACCGCCAGTGGGCAGAGGATACAGGATTCTTTCCTTGGGGTGGAAGAGGTACGATCAAGCCAAGGATACCAGTTCCAAACTTGAGCAGAATAGCAGATAGTATTTCCAAGACGTTTGAAATGATGAAGATATGTGTTGAAACTGATACTTGGGTCATACAATCTCAGCCTAGGGTAGTTGGGTTGAATCCTTACTTGAACGAAATGCCAATAAGAGATTTGAGGTTGAAGAATGCCAAAGTTGCCTGAGTGCAAGAACCCAGACCATCCTGGTCCAAACAGAAACACGATGGTATGCGCCGAAGAGCGGCAAGACTGCTTTGTGTTCTACTGTAAGTTGTGTGCAGACTGCAAGATTCAGTCTATTCAGGTGAAGACCAAAGCGGCGATGCGTGATGCAAGCCGTAAAGACTTGGCAAAGCGCAATATGCTTCTTAAAGCTCCACCGCCACGGATGAAGCAAATCAACATGGATTCTTCTCTTAGAGAAGAGATGCAAGATCGCTACAGTTTTGAACAGATGAAAAAATCGAGGAGAGCATAATGAGTGAAACGTCAGTAGCTATTCAACGCAAGCCGGGTCGTCCTCCTAAACAGGCAGAGATTGTTGAAGGGTCGGTAGGGGGGTTGACTTTGGAGCAGTTTCTCGATTCTCCTCTTCCTGCTATTCGTAAGCGGTATCGTGAGGAACTGAGCAAGTCTGAAGCATTGGAAGAACTTGCTCGGTTTAGGGCAATCTGTCAGGCAGCATCTGAAGAGATCAATCAGAGGCTTATCCCTGATGAGGATGAATGTGCTGTCTGTCGCCGAATTATTGCGTCTGGGACTAAGGTTCCTCAGATGATTCAAGTAAAGGATCAGTTAACTGGAATAGTGCAGACTAAGGTTCTATGCTCGATTGGGTGCATCCGTGAGTACAATCGCGGGAAGATGGGACTTGCAGAATTGGTGAAGTAAATGCCCCTAGACCTAGATCGTGTTGTAAAACTTGCGTCCCGATTGTCTATCCGAGATCGGGACTTGGGTTATAGAATACCGTTTAAACTTCGCCCTCAGCAGATGCAGATTATTGAGCAGGCGAAAGAGCATATTGCCAAGAAGCGAAGACTGTACATAATTTTCTTGAAGGGTCGTCGTCTTGGTATCTCTACATTTGCTAACCTGATTCAAATATCCCACATTGCTTCTCGGTCAGACGCACATGCCGCAATCATTGCTCAGAACATCGAAGTAGGAAACACTATCTTCTCTCAAGCGAAGATGATGGCAAAAGACTTGAAGGGGATTAATCCTCACGTCGATTTTGTTTCCAAGAAGATCGACTACTTCCACCAGAACGCCGAACCTTCAGACTTGAAATCATATACGGCGGCAACAGTTCATGGCCAGCGTGGCATGACTCTATCTTCTGTCCACATGACTGAGGCTGCTTTCTACCCGTATGAGGGGGCTTACACCAGCATTCTAAACACACTGTCATCTGATCCTGACAATGTTTGCTTGATTGAAACTACTGCGAACGGGATGGAGGGGCCGGGAGAGTCTTACTACGAGTATTGGAATGGAGCCGAGGCCGGAGACAATGAGTTCCTACCGATCTTCCTTCCGTGGTTTCAGGATGACAACTATGTAGGAAATCCAGAAGATGCGGAAGATGCTCCGGCTGACGACTACGAAAAGTGGTTGATGAACGATCTTTATGACCCAATCACAAAGAAGCCGATCAAACTTGGAAAGGATCGCATTGCGTGGTTCAGAAACACTCTTCATACGAAGTGCGAATCGTCGATTGATAACTGGAGGGCTGAATACCCATCTACTCCACAAGAGGCGTTTATCGCATCTGGTCAGCCTGCATTCTCTCATCAGGAAGTCCAGTTTGCAGAACTGTCGAAGATGAATCCGATTCATTATGGACGAATCGTAAAAAATACTGTTACGGGTAGACCAGAGTTTGAACCATCAACCCATCCAGATGAATCTTTGTTGGCAATATGGGAGATGCCCCAGCCGGGAGAACACTACTTTGCTGGGGTTGATACCGCCCGTGGTGACGAGAATAACATCGGAGTGGGGGATTATGCTGCAATCATCATGTGGAACGCAGAGACGGGAAACATGGCAGCGCGTTACATGAGCCGAGTATCTCCTGAGACCCTTGCCGAGTACGCCGGATTGATTGGCAGATTCTTCAACAATGCTTGCTTGAACGTAGAGCTAAATGGACTTGGCTATGTCGTGATGCGCGACCTGAGAGACAGGCACTTCTACCCGAATCAGTATCGATGGAAGGGGAGAGACGATAAGTTCGATGGAAAGCCGGGTACAGCGTTCGGATTCGAGACAACGTCACGATATAGGTCAATGATGTTCAATCTTTTCAGGACATCGCTTTACCGGAAAGAAGCTATTCCAAGAGACAAGGTTTTTGTGGCACAGATGACAGCGGCTAAAATTGAAAACTTCCGTTGGGAGGTGGCAGTCGGACACGATGATGTTTTCATGGCGGGGTTATTGGGTTGGATTGCGAAAGAACAGTTTCACCCAACTACATGCAAGAAACGGAAGTCTCGAAATGTAATGTTGACTGCTGAAGAGTTGGCAGCAGCTCAGATTGCTCTTACTGGCAGGGCCAGTACGTCCGAGGACGCATCAGCGTTGACTTGGGTAAACGACCCTAGTACTACGGCATTTGGGGCGCTTCTGTTCAACTCTAATGACCATCTGAGAATGCTTCAGAGGTACGACAAGAAGAAAAATTCACCGAATAGGCTGGTGGGAATTTGATAATTCGTGACCGAAACCGCATCATCATCGAACTTCCTGACGAGCAGAAAGCAGAGGCAATCGAATGGATATTTACACATCTTTTCTCGGAGACAACTTCAACCCCGAGTTTGGAGAAACACCGATCAGTCGTCCCGTCCGAAGCAAAGTTGTCGGAATTGGAAGCGAAAAGGCAGTCGAAAAAACTGGAGTCCGCAAACGTCGAGGCCGTCCAAAAAAGGACAACGGGAGCGATTTACCCGTGGATCACCCGCAAGTAGCGGTATCACCAGAGGATAGAAAGAAAGCCAATAACATTATTGATGAGATTGGTAAGCGATTTTCTGAGAATAGGAAGATCAGCCAGTCGGCGGCTTATGAGTGCTATCAAAAGGACTTATCGGACAATTCTGCCTATCTCGTCAATGGTGGAGTGATGACGATGAAAGAGTTGTCCGAGATGTTGATGAAGCTCGAAGAGTTCCGCAAAAGGACTACAGAAACAGGGAAGACACCTGCTACGCTACTTGCCGAATGGCTCAGGGGAGAAAACATCCCTAGTGCATAAGTTATCCAATAATTGCTAACTGTTGATAGTATTGCACTTACCTCTTGACTCTCAAGTGGAAGGGTGTTTGTATTGTCTCAGGAGGATTTTATGGACAGAGCAAAGTTTCAAACTACAGCGGAAGCAGCGGAGACGAAAGATCAGGCAGAGAAGAATCCCCGCAATCATTTCAGGTCTAAACATGCCCGCTCTAAGGGTCTTTCCGGCAAGGGCGAAGTACGGGAAGCAAAAAAGAAGCACTCACGACGCGCATAGGATAAGGCCATCTCAAATATCTATACCATCCGAACGAATCGCAAGTCTCAGCCTGACGAATATCGAGACGGTCGAGCGCGTCACATCGAAGAATGGGTGCGCCAGTCAGATGAGGCTCGCAACAAAGCTCTCGGAGAGAACGCTTTCTCTGAGGCAGAAGCCTTATATTCGTTGAAGGGTCCGACTGGGGAAGTTCCCTCTTTTCGCCCTGCTGTATCTGTTCCCGAACTCCAGAAGATCATTCTTGAGGACTCGAACCGAATCTCCGACGTATCTCCGCAGGTATTCATTTTCAAAAAGGGAGACAGAGAAGAGGAGCGCGAGAAGGCTTTGCAGGCTCAATGGCAGCAAGCAAGAGTCAATTACCACACTCTTTTTGCCACGACTACATCTCGCTATTGCGGAACTGGATTCCTCCAACTCTGCTACTCTCCCGATCTTAGAAATGGCAAGGGCGGTTTGTGGGTAAAGTCCCGCGATCCTCGTACCGTTGGTTTTGACCCAACCACAGATTATGAATTTGATCCGTCCTATCTGTATTTTGAAGATTGGATGCACATCGAAGAGATTCGCAAGCGTTGGCCGCTAACTTCAAAGAATCTTAAAATCTCTGGGGCGGGATCAACATCAGCAACACTTTCACAGACTGGTTCTGGATATGGTTTCCAGATGCCTAGTGGTCCAATGACCTCTATGCCTGGAATGCCCGGTGCGGCAACGGCGATAGGACGTACCTCTTCAGATACTCGTTTACTAGTCAGGCATGTGTTCTGCAAGGATTACACGAGAGAAATTGTCGATAAAAATAACCTTCCCGATGGGGCATTGACTGATCCTGAGTTCCTTTGGAAGTATCCAAACGGTCGTTATATTGTTGAATGCGAAGGATATATCCTTTCAGACGGGTCAAATCCATACCCCAAGAGAAGCGATATACCATCCCCATTCTTCCCAATATTTCCGGTTTGGGCTTTGCCGCCATTGTATGGCCCTTGGGGTATTCCAGTTACTCGATTCTCTTCTACGCTTCAGAGTCTTGCTGAGAAGCTGTACACGCAGCTTTACGAGAATTCTGTACGTCTGAACAACGGAGTATGGTTCATTGACCAATCAACCGGAATCGACGTTGAATCGTTCGGTGGAATGCCGGGAGAGGTCCAGTCGATCAATCCTAATTCAAAGGTTCCTGAGTGCCGTACATCTCCAGCATTGCCATCTAATGCGTATCAGTTCCCTAGTGACCTTCTGAAGATGCAGCAACGCCTTCAGGGACAGACTGAGGCAAAACAAGGAAATCCCGGACAAGGAAACGTATCAACTTCACTATTTGAATCGTCTATTCTTCAGTCATCTGGAATGCTTCAGTTGGCCGGACGCCTGCAATCGTTCACTATTTCACAGCTTTCGACTTGTATGTTCTACACGATGGGAAGATACATGAATCGGTTCTCTATGCCGTTCCGTGGAGACAAGTCAACTGATATTGTGAAGTGGGAAGGAATCCTTGATCCCCATGATTACGATCTAATGTTGGATGAGGATTCGATTCAACCATTGAGCGAAATTGCATTGCGCCGCATGGTTCCTGATCTAATGAAGACGGGAGTTTTGAATACAGAGAGAGGACTTCAGATGCTTGGTATTCCTAATGCGGAGAAGATTGCGCTTGAACAAAAAGAACAGCAGCAACTTGCCGCGTTGGCTCGCGTGAAGAATGGAAAGAAGGGATGAGTATTCCGTCTCCATATCGTGAGTGGGTTACTCTGTCTGAGTTTTCTAGGATTATGGGTAGAAGCCCTGAGTGGGCTTACAAATACGCAAAATTAGGGCATTTTGCTGATTTTGGAATTCCCGTGTTGCTCGATAAAACATCTCACGGCAGGCTAGGTGGAGCAAGCCGTAGATGGTATTTCTCTGTCCCCGGAGACATGATTAATTAGGGGGTTCTGTACCATACCCCTTGTAAACCAAATGACATAGCCCTACTCTTCAATTATGCAAGTTGCCGTGGAGTTGGTTCGATACAACGATCTTGGGAATGGCGATGTACAGGTTCAGGTTGCCGTAAATGGCGTACTTGCTCCTATGATCGACGATCACAAGTCGAGTCGAGAGAGATACGACAGCGATGAAGCGTATTTTGCTTACATTGCGAAACAGTCGGAATGTCTCATCCATATCTACGGTGATGCGCGTAATCCGCTTCCGATGGATAAAATCCTAGCGAGGCAAGAGGAGGGCTTCTAATATGGCACGTAAGAGCAAGCGTCATGACAAGAAGACCAGCAAGCGTAAGTAATTAGAGGAGAGCGTATGTCACACAAAATCATCAAGGACTTTAAAAACCCGAAGAAGTTTTTGCGTGATGCACGTTCTCTGGCTGCCAAGAACTCACGAAAGAGTTCTCGGTAACTCATTCAGACAATGTAGTGCTGGCCTTCGCGCCCATTGTCTTAACCGTTGCGGGTCGTAACTCGCGTAGCGAAGGAGATTCTATGGCCAAACGTGGCGGAAGACGAAAGATTCGTAGACCGGCAACGAGACGATAGGATGCCCCTCTTGCACTCCCAATGGGAGCCTCAGAGATGGGGCTTCCATTGACTAAAAGGATAATGACATGGCTGAAAAATTCGGCAATACATTCGATGAAAAGATTCTCAAGAGTCCTTTGACGGTTGGGCGTACTGGTCAAGAGCGGGGTCCAGAAGTTCGCAACAACCCCATCGCCATGCCCAAAGACCCGTTGAATTTTATTCCGGGTGATTCGAGTAAGGCGCGAGGTAAACGATAATGGCAAATCCCGGTCTTAAATCGAAAGGACTGAAGTCCTCGCACACTCGTGTTCCTAAGAACTCTTTTCGCAACATCCCACAGCGTAAAGGCAGACGATGAGCGCAACCCCCAATCCTTTAGCCGGAATCATGGCTCGTCAGCTTATGCAAAAGCTAGGCGGATCTATGGCCGGTGGCGGACAGGGACAGCCTCAACAGGGTCAACCTCAGCCGGGACAACCGGGACAAGACCAGCAACCAGATCAGGCAGGGCAACAGATTCAGACTCAGCTTGCCGAGTTACAGGGTGCAGACCCCAACTCTCTTTTGAAGATTATGCAGCAGATCAAGAGTCAGCTTGTAGCGATCTATCCTCGCGCTGCTTTCACGATTCCAGAGGTTTCTCGCAACGTGGCTCAGGCTCAGAAGTATCTTGATTCGGCTATCAAGGAATG